AGGTAATAATTTAATAACTCCAGCAACAAATTTTGGATATGGAATAAATCCACCAGTTCCAGGTAACCCTATATTGGATAATTCAATATTCTTTAATACTCAACAAAATGTTGTGATGAAGTTTTCATGTGGTTTTTCTTCACCTAATGAAAAATTAATGTTATTTCCAAATGGTCAAGTTGTTGTAGGTGCTACTGTTCCAACTGATCCTAATTCTGCAACTCTTGTTGTAACTACTAAAGGTATAGAACTTGAGGATATAGGAGCAGGTATTTACATGCGTTCTCCTAGTGGAGCAAGATGGTTAGTACAAGTTGATGATCTTGGAGCTCTTACTGTGGTACCAGCACCATAAACACTTAATAATAAATAGTCATGGATATTCTAAATTTTATCTCCTGGATTAAAGCAGGAAATTATAGGGAAACCCTCCCTACAGATGTTACTAACCTATTACCTATTGGAGCTAAAGATCCAAATAGAGATGATGCTTGGTTACCATTAGCAGTAAATGCAGCACCTTTACAATCTTTGTACAATACAGGTACTATAACTCAGTTGACTGCTATTACAACAGCTGTTACTTTGAACACTTTAAGTGGGGTTATTACTACTGTTCCTGCGTCTGCTTCTCCTGGATCACCAGATATATTTACTTTTAATAACACAAACATTACTACAAGCTCTATACTTTTAGTAAGTGTAAGTTATCCTCTATCAGGTACAGGTGTTGCTTATGTTACAACTCAACTTGCTAATGGATCTGCTCAAATTGTAATAAATACTGTTGATCCTGGAGGTTCTCCACTTGATAGCTCATTAAACATTCACTTCTTTATTATTAATCCTGCATAATGTCAATAGGAAATTTAAAAGACTATGGAAACAAGGGAAATAACTTCCCTTTCCAATTAAAAGTACTTGAGGGTATTCAAGCTGTTTTTAATGCTTTAACTGGAGTAACTTTGGGTCAACAAAGAAAAGCATTTTATATATCAGATACAGGTGCTGGAAGTATTCCCGTAGATGTTTATAGTTTTTCTATTGCAAATGTTGGAGCAGCAGGTGGTACAGTTAATGGGCAAGTGTTACCTGCAGGAGCAACAATAAATTTTGATGCTGGTGTATTAAATCATACTTTTATATCAACTTCATATGATGCAACAGGTACTACATTTTTAATTACTTATGTTAAGTAAAAAATGAGCACTGAAATTTATTTGCGTGGACCTGCAGCTACTAACTATGGTTTATTTGCACAGTTGGGAAATAGTCCAGTAATTACTGGTACAACAGCTGAGTTAACTTTAATTAATGGTGGAGTAGGTAGTTTGTCAGTTCCCGCAAATGGATTTGCAGTTGGAGATACATTTAGAGGGGACTTTGGTGGTTTAAAGTCAGCAAAGAATGGTGATACAATTAGAATTAGAATTAAAACTGGATCTGTAATATTAGCTGATAGTGGACCACAAACAATGACAGGTAGTACAAGTGCAGTATGGTCTTTGTCAATGAACTTTACTATTAGAGCACTTGGTCCTGCGGGAATAGCATCAATTGTAACATTTGCTAACTTTTTAACCATAAAACAAGCTAATAGTACTACAGAAGGATTTGGTTTTAATACAGTAAACAACACAACCTTTGATACAACAATACCAAACACATTAGATGTTACGGCAGAATTTAGTAGTACATCAGGACTTAATTCTATTTACTCAGACATCTTTACATTAAATAAAATTTACTAATTCAAATGAGCACAACAATACAAGTTTCAAGTCCTTCTAATCCAAAAATAATTGGTTTTTCTGGAACAACTGGTACACAAACAAGTTCAACAACTATAACAGTCTCTCAATCTTTTTTAATACCTGCAAATACCTTTACTAATGATAACATTCTTGAAGTAATATTTAGAATGTTTAGACAATCAGGTAATCTTGGTCAAATGTATGGACGTATCTATTTCAACACTACCAACAGCTTGACAGGTGCTACCTTATTCAATACTACATTTACAATGAATGGTGGTGGTACTCAATATCTTGGTTATTGTCAACGTATATTCAGCTACAACGGAACTAACTTAATCAATTTTAGTAATCCTTTTTATTCAGATTATACAAATGGTTCAATTCTTAATGTGCCATTCAATGCAACAGTAGATAACTACATCCTATTAACTATGCAATGTCAGAATGCATCTGATATTGCAAATATTGATCTTTGTAAAGTTTTAGCTTATGTTTAATATAGTAACAATTGAGAATGGTTTTATATTCAATGATGTTGAATATATATTTGATGGAGAGTATGAGATCATCAGTGAAACACAAGTTCATGTGCCAACAGATAAAGGAATTCTATTACTTGATCTATCATGCTCTATAGATGAAGTATCATATGATGACATTAATTTATTTGTTCAAGCTTTATATCAAGTAACAGAATGAAACACCTAATTATACTTTCTTTACTGTTAGTATTTATTACTTCTTGTTCATTAGAAAGAAGACTTGAAAAATACTGCCCACTTTGCACTCAGAAAGATAGTATAGTTACTATAACTCAAATTAGAGATACCACTATTAATATTCCGGGAGAAACTGTATATATAGAAGATACATTGTTCTGTGATTCACTGGGTAATGTATATGCTTCTAGACTAGCAGAGAAAGACGGAACTATTATTAAGTTACAATCAAGAATTAGAGACAATAAATACAAAGTAATTGCCCGTGTAGATACCATCTACAGAACCATAAGAGGCAATACTATTTATAAAACCAAACTAGTAACAAAAACTCAAAAGCCACAAAAAATAAAATACATCCCCGGTTGGGTCAATTTCCTTGCATGGTTGGGTGGTATATGGTTAATAATTATTATATTATATATTATATACCGTCTGATTAAAGCTCAAATACCTACAATATGAAAACAAAAATAACTTTAGGAATCTTGGCAGTCTTTTCTTTCTTTGCACCAATTGAAATTATGGTTCTTGTTTTAATGTTTATAATCTTTGTAGATACTATAGTTAAACTAATTTCTCTTAGAAAAATAGCTAAACAAACTAAAAGAAAATACAGAGATGTATTTAAATCTAGAATTCTTAGACAAGGATATATATACAAATCTCTAGGATACTATATTACAGCTGGTGTGGTATTTCCATTAGACTATTATGCATTAACTCCATTCCTTAATGGATTACTAAAGTTTTTAGATTTTGACTTTATTATAGCAGTACCTGCAATCCTTACTAATATTCTACTTGGTATATTCTCAATTATAGAACTAGCTTCTATTAATGAGAACTGGTTTGATATTACAGGAAACAATGTACTTAGAAAAACTTGTGACACTGTAAAGAAATTAAGAAAAGGTTTAAAAGACGTATCTGATACTTACAAAGACATTAAGAACTAATGAAATTAGATATTAATAAAATTGTTCAAGCAAGATTAGACAAAGATCAGTTCTATGCTGAAGAGTCTAAGAAGACACAAATCTATCTGCATCATACAGCAGGTGGAGGCAATGCAGTAGCTGTATCAAGATACTGGAATAGTAATGATACAAGAATAGCAACTGCATTTGTTATTGGTGAAAATGGGGACATTGTACAATGTTTCTCATCTAAACATTGGGCTTGGCATTTAGGTATTGATTCAGAAGACTTTACTAAGAATGGTGCAAAGTATCAGAACTTAAATAAACTTTCTGTAGGTATAGAAGTTTGCAACTGGGGTCCATTAAAACTCCGCAATGGCAAATACTATAACTATGTAAATGGTGTAGTTAAACCAGAGAATGTAACAACTCTTGAGACACCATTTAAAGGTACCAAATATTGGTACAAATATTCAGATGCACAGATAGAATCTTTAAGACAACTAGTAGAGTACTTATGTGAAACATATGATATTCCTAAGACTTATAGATCAGAAATCTGGGCAATTGATAAAGAAGCATTTAAAGGGGTTCCTGGAATCTATACACATAACTCTGTAAGAAAAGATAAGAGTGACATGTATCCAGATCCCAAAGTAATAGACATGTTAAAAAACCTATAAAATGAAATTTAGAAACTCTTGGAAATCATCCACAAAACAATGGGATAAAATAATGATTAGAATTAGATTTTCATCATTAGACTTCTTCACATTTGAGATGGATATATCTAGAAACTTTTACTTAGTAACTATATTAAATTTAACTATAAAAAATCGGTAACCATGGGAGATCCAATTAATCCATCTAAAAAAAGAGTAGTCAAAAAAACTGACATTAAAAACTCTGACAAAAAATCTGCATCTGCAACAGAAACTAAAACTGTTTACAGAAAAGATAGAGTAACACCTAAGAAGGTTGTTAAAACTAATTATACAAATTATTATACTCCAAAAGGCGGTACTATAGGTAGCGTTATTGAAGGTAAAGAAAAACAAAAGTTTGATAGAACTGGAAAACTTAAAAGTACAACTACATTAACTCCAATTAAGAAAGTTGGTGGTGCAATGAAAGGTTATGCTGCAGGAGGAGCCACAGAAGAAACATGTGGACCTGGAAGACCTAAGTGTGGTAAAACTAGAACAATAAGAAGTGGTAAAACTCAAAGATTTAAAACAGGACCTGCTCCTGGAAGAACTTGGATGTCAAGTATGGCTGAAGGAGGAACTATTAAAAAGATTTCCAAAATGCAAATGGGAGGAGATCCAACTATGAAAAGAAAATGTCCTAAAGGAAAATGTGGTAAAGTTTCTGTAGCTCCAGTAGGTGGTGGTATGCAAACTACAGGTTCTAAAATAAAATCTGGTCTTCAGAAATTATTTACAAAGACTCATAAAGCAGGACCAAGCAGAGCAAAAAGAATCAAATAATATTACTTAATCTTCTCTAAGTAAGGTGATCCAGGTATGTAGTATACCTGGATTTTTTATTTAAACTTGTTTTATTTAAACTTATTTTATATATATTTGTGTAAACTAATATAAATTAATGTCTTATGGAAACAACAAACCAACAACCAGAAATGGAAATGACTCCAGAACAAATGGCTGAGCAAAAAGAAAGAATGCTTGCTTTTTATAAAGAATCAGTACCATATCTAACTGCTCAATTAGATTATGAAAAATTACTTTGTGAAATTGATGAAGTAAGATTTAAAAGATCTAGCATTCAATATCAATTTGCAATGTTAATGAATCCATCACAAGAAGAAAATGATGATGAAAATACAGGCGCAGATCATGATATTGATAATAATCCAGATATACCAGAGCAAGGTAAAAGAAAACTTAAAAGAGGATAATTATGGCAATTGTAAACCAAGTACAGAAGCGTGTAAAAATGCCTAAGTGGGAGGTTGTTAAATTTCAGATTCTTACTCATTGTTATATAAATAGAATAACAATGAGTGAATCTGATCTTAATTGCTTGACTCTTTTGAGTTTTAATCAGCCAATAGAACTTACTAGTTTTTGTTATGATGCATCTTCAGAAGAAGAACCTATTTTTAAATCTGCACAAACTGTAAGAAACTGTATAAATAAAGCTGAGAAAATTGGATTAGTAATAAAAGATGTTGTAAATAAAAAACAAATTTTAATTAATCCTAATTTAAAAATTCAAACAGAAGGAATTATATTCTTAGATTATAAGTTTTTAAGCAATGAATCCCAAGAAGGCCAGTAAACTTTATAAGAATTTTGCTGAAGAAAATTCTTATGATGAAGTTTTAGTAGAGAGTGCTATTGATTTTTATTATAAAAATGTAAGAGAACTACTTACAAATCTAACTTATCCTAGAATAAACATTGATGGTTTAGGTCATATAAATGCAAAACCATTAATTATTAAAAAAACTATAGATAAATTACATAAAATTTTAGATGGGCATGATACTTCAACATTCAAGGCGTATCATAATAAAAAAGCAATGGAGTTAAAACTAAATGGTTTAATAAAGCTTCAAGAAAAAATTTTAATGCAAAAAGAAAAAAAACATAACTTTTTTAAAAACAAAAACAATGAAGAATGTACTTAATCTTATTTGGCAAAACAGATCACAGATATTTGAAGGAATCAAGAACTCTGTAATTAGAGATGAGACAGTAGAAGAAATATCTAGACTAAGATATGACATCTGTGATGAGTGTCCAGCAAAAGGTAGAAAATGTGCAGTAAAAGGTACAGCTCCTTGCTGTAATGAATGTGGGTGCTCACTTACATTTAAAACTAGATCATTATCTGCTTCCTGCCCATTAGGTAAATGGGATGCTTTAATTACTGAAGAACAAGAAGAAGAATTAGAGAAACTATGAGTATAGTATTTAATGCCAAAGATCATAGCTATAAGAGCAATGATGGGTCAGAAATTAATTGGATAAGTGTTACTACACTGGTCTCTCACTTTAAAAAACCTTTTGATGCAGAAAAGATAGCAAAGAAGGTTTGTAAAAATAAGAGATCTAAATGGTATGGGCTTGAACCAAAAGATATTGTATCTATTTGGAATGCAGAATCTGAAAGAGCAATCCTGCTTGGAACCTATTATCACAACCAAAGAGAAGCTGACTTATGTTCTTTAGCTTCAATAGAAAGAGAGGGTGTTACAGTTCCAGTGTTTAAACCTAATGATTTAGCAAATGGAATTAAGACAGCTCCTTCACAAAAATTAGAACCAGGCGTGTATCCAGAGCATATGGTTTATCTTAAATCAGCAGGCATCTGTGGTCAGTCAGATCTCGTAGAAGTAGTTAATGGTAAAGTAAATATTATTGATTATAAAACTAATAAAGAGATTAAGACTGAATCTTACAAAGATTGGGAGGGAGTTTCTGAAAAGCTACTCTCTCCTGTATCTAACTTAGATGATTGTAATTTTAATCACTACAGTTTACAGTTGAGTATTTATATGTATATGATACTAAAGCACAATCCTAAATTGCAACCTGGGAAAATGTTTATCCATCATATAATTTTTGAAACAGAGGGGGAAGATAGATATGGATATCCTTTAACAAGTTATGATCACAATGGAGATCCTGTTGTTAAGGATGTATCACAAATTGAGATACCCTATTTAAAAGATGAAGTAGCAGCTATTATGCATTACTTACATGATAATAAAGATAAAATTAAAAAGAAATGATTGTAAAACTATTTGACATACAGAATGGTAAAGTAATTCCAACAGAGCATTGCTATACTTTAAAAGCTCTTAAGATGGTAATGGATAACTATCCTGATAATCACATTAAAATTTATCAGTATTTGTTTTATATGACATGTCCTAATCCAGACTTAAATCCATTTTTCTATACGCCAGAAGTAGATAAAGAATCTCTTATTCTTGAGCAAATAGATGCTGACTTTTCTACTGAAGATGAAGATGTATTTATAGCTTTACAATTTTGTCAGAGAATGTATGAAACACCTACATCTAGAGCATATAAAGGTATTGCATCTATGTTAGATAGATTAGCTAAGTATATGGAGACTACACCAATTTCACATGGTAGAGATGGTAGTATAAATTCAATGGTTGCTGCAGCTAAAAACTTTGAACAGATAAGAGCTTCATTTAAAGGAGTATATAAAGATCTTCAAGATGAGCAATCTAGTAGAGTAAGAGGTGGTATTGGAATGGCATATGATCAGTAATGGAGATATTTGAAAACATACCAACCTATGATAATGGAACTTGGACTGTTACAGACTTTTCTTCAAGAGAAGAGTTTGCCAAGTTTATAAGAAATATTTTTGATGAACCAGGTAAATATAACTTTGATGAAACTAGCTTATTATTTAATTCTGAATCAAGAAAGTTCAGAGAAAATGGATATTACTGCGAATCTCCCTTTAAATCTAAAGACTTCATCAATTACTGGGATGAACAAAAGCTTAGATGTAGAAGAGGAGTTATCTACAAGTCAGGAGAAAGAACTTGGTACCTTACAAGAGATTACTACATGTGGCTTAATTTCTTACCAATATTTGATAAAGAACAACAAATTTTTGACTTTGCTAAAATCAGGGATGCCCAATATCACATGGCCCTCTATGAATTACTGGCAGAGCTCAACTTTAAGCATGTAGCTATTCTTAAAAAACGTCAGATAGCTTCTTCTTATTTTCACATGGCTAAGCTATTAAATCAAATTTGGTTTGAAGCTGGGGTTACTCTGAAGATAGGAGCAAGTCTTAAAGACTATATCAATGAGAAAGGTTCATGGAAGTTCTTAGATGAATATGCTGCTTTCTTAAATGAGCATACTGCATGGTATAGACCAATGACTCCACATAAGGTAATGATGTGGCAACAGAAGATTGAAGTAAGGAAAGGGGATAGAAAAAATGAAGTTGGTCTTAAAGGTACAATGCAAGGTATGTCATTTGAGAAAGATCCAACAAATGGTGTAGGGGGTCCAGTAAAGTTCTTCTTTCATGAGGAGGCTGGTATTGCACCAAAGATGGATCAGACCTATGAGTACATGAGACCTGCAATGAGATCTGGTTTAATGACAACAGGTATGTTTATAGCTGCAGGATCTGTGGGAGATTTATCCCAGTGTAATCCACTTAAGGATATGATCCTAAATCCTACATCTAAAGATATCTATGCAGTAGAGACAAATCTAATAGATAGTAAAGGAACAGAAGGTCTCTCAGGTTTGTTTATTCCTGAGCAATGGTCTATGCCTCCACATATAGATCAATATGGTAATTCACTTGTAGAAGATGCATTAATAGCTTTAGATAAGCAATTTGAAGAATGGAAAAAAGATCTATCTCCAGAAGATTACCAGTTAAGGATATCTCAGCATCCTAGAAATATTGAGGAAGCATTTGCACATAGATCAGTATCTGTATTCCCACCACATCTTGTTGCGGCACAACAAAGAAGAATAGAAGAAAAAGAATATGCATATGAATTCCTAGATATATTCTATGATGAGAATGGAAAACCTGCAGTAAAGGAAACTAATAAGTTACCTATTATGCAGTTTCCTGTATCTAAAAAGTTAGAGGATAAAACAGGAACTCTTGTTGTTTGGGAAAGACCAATTAAGGATCCAGAGTTTACAACTTACTATGCATCTATTGACCCCGTATCAGAAGGAAAGACAACTACCTCAGACTCACTGTGTTCCATATATGTAATGAAAGCTCCAATTCAAGTAACTAAGCATTCAGGTACTGAGTCAGAGACATATATAGAACAAGATAAAATAGTAGCTGCTTGGTGTGGTAGATTTGATGATATCAATAAAACTCACCAGAGATTAGAGCTAATGATAGAATGGTATAATGCATGGGCACTTATAGAAAGTAACGTGTCTTTATTTATACAGTATATGATATCCAGAAAGAAACAAAGATATCTTGTACCAAAAAGTCAGATTATGTTTTTAAAAGATCTTGGCGCAAATACTAATGTTTATCAGGAATATGGATGGAGAAATACCGGTAGTTTATTTAAAGCTCACTTATTAAGTTATGTTATAGAATACTGTAAAGAAGAATTAGATACAGAAACAAAACCGGATGGTACAATAGTAAAAACAAAATATGGAATAGAAAGAATTCCAGATCCCATGTTAATCAAAGAAATGCAAGAATACACAGAAGGACTTAACGTAGATAGACTTGTAGCATTTACTGCATTGGTTGCATTTATGAGAGTTCAACAATCTAATAGAGGTTATGCTAAAAGAACAATCATGGATGATGCTGCTAAAAACTTGCAAAAGTCAGAAAATTTGTTTAAATTAAATAGTAGTCCATTTAGGCATATGGGTAATAACGGTAGATTAACAAATGGTTCAGTATTTAAAAAATCACCATTTAAAAATATAAAGTAACTATGCAAGTATATAACGCATTACAGTTAAAGAAAGGTGCTAAGGTAGATCAAAATAGGATGGGTAGTATTACTCAACCTTTGCAATTCTTATCTAAGAAAGATAAAGATGAGGAATGGGCTGCTTGGAACTTAGACTGGTTAGAATGGAATGGTCTTAAGCAAATCAGAAGAAATGCTAGAAGATTAATGAAAAACTATAAACTTGCAAAAGGTATTATTGATAGAACAGATTATATAATTGAAGAAGATAATGAGTATAAGGATATTGTAGAATTATTAACAAGAGAAGAAGCTACAGCATTAGAGTTAAAGTTTTATCCCATTATTCCAAATGTTATTAATGTTCTTGTATCTGAATTTGCTAAAAGATCAACTAAACTGACTTATAAAGCAGTTGATGAGTATTCTTATAATGAGATGATGGAGCAAAAAAGAAAGATGGTTGAAGAAACTCTTCTTTCTCAAGCACAAATAAAAATTTCATCAGCATTATTAGAGCAAGGATTAGATCCTCAATCAGAAGAAGCACAACAACAATTAAACCCAGAACAATTAAAATCTCTTCCGGAAATAGAGATGTTCTTTAAAAAAGATTATAGATCTCTTGTAGAACAATGGGCAACTCATCAACATAAAGTAGATGTTGAAAGATTTAAAATGGATGAGTTGGAAGAAAGAGGTTTTAGAGACATGTTAATTACTGATAGAGAGTTCTGGCATTTTCATATGATGGAAGATGACTATGAAGTAGAACTTTGGAATCCAGTAGTTACATTCTACCATAAGTCTCCAGATGTAAGATATATATCTCAAGGTAACTGGGTTGGTAAAACAGATATGTTAACTGTGTCAGATGTAATTGATAAGTATGGTTACATAATGACAGAAGAGCAATTAGAAGCTTTAGAAGCAGTATATCCTATTAGATCTGGAGGCTATATAGTTGGTGGTTATCAAAATGATGGAACATATTATGATGCAACAAAATCTCATGAATGGAATACTAATATGCCTTCTCTTGCATATAGACAATATACTACAGCTAGAGCAAACTCAATTACTGATGGTGGTGATATTATAAATCAAATACTATCACAGGGAGAAGATTACTTTGATCAAGGTACTGCATATTTACTAAGAGTAACACAAGCCTATTGGAAGTCTCAAAGAAAAGTGGGACATCTTGTTAAGATTACTGAAGAAGGTGAAGTTACAAATGAAATAGTTACCGAAGATTATAAGGTAACTGATCAACCAATATATGATAATAGATTATTTAAAAATAAATCAAGAGATAATCTACTTTTTGGTGAACACATAGACTGGATTTGGATTAATGAAGTATGGGGTGGTATTAAGATTGGACCAAATATTCCATCATTCTGGGGTATGAATAATCCTGGTGGATTCTCTCCAATTTATATTGGTATACAAAGAAACAAAGTAGGGCCACTTAAGTTTCAGTTTAAAGGTGATCAAAGCTTATACGGTTGTAAGCTTCCTGTAGAAGGATCAGTATTCTCAGATAGAAATACTAAGTCTACTGCACTTATTGACTTAATGAAGCCATATCAGATTGGATATAATATTGTAAACAATCAGATTGCAGATATCTTAGTAGATGAACTTGGTACTATTATCATGCTTGATCAGAATTCATTACCAAGACATTCACTTGGTGAAGACTGGGGTAAAGGTAACTATGCTAAGGCTTATGTAGCAATGAAAAATTTCCAGATGTTACCATTAGATACATCTATTACAAATACAGAGAATGCATTAAATTTCTCTCATTTCCAAAAATTAGATCTATCTCAGACAGAAAGATTAATGTCTAGAGTAAATCTAGCTAATCATTTTAAACAACAGGCATATGAAGTAATTGGAGTTAACCCACAAAGAATGGGACAACAGTTATCTCAAATGACAGCTACTGGTGTAGAACAAGCTGCTGCAGCGTCTTATGCACAGACAGAAGTATTCTTTATCCAACATTGTGATTATCTTATGCCTAGAGTGCACCAAATGCGCACAGACTTAGCACAATATTATAATTCAACTAAACCATCAGCAAGATTAACTTATATGACATCTGCAGATGAGAAAGTTAATTTTGAAATTAATGGTACAGATCTTTTAATGAGAGATTTAAATATATTCTGTAGTACTACTGCAAACCATAGAGCTGTTCTTGAACAGTTAAAACAAATGGCCATTCAGAATAATACTACAGGAGCGTCTATTTATGATCTTGGTAAGATTGTACAATCTGATTCAGTTGCTGAAGTAAATACAGTTCTTAAAGATTCTGAGCAAAAACAGCAAGCACAAAAACAACAAGAAATGCAACAACAACAACAGTTGCAAGAACAACAAGCACAGTCTCAACAAGAAATTGAGAAAATGAAAATTGATGCTCAAGCTGCTGAGAAAGAAAAAGATAGACAAAGAGATATTTTAGTTGCAGAAATTAGAGCTGCTGGATACGGGTCTACTGTAGATCTTAATCAAAACCAGTCTTCAGATTATATGGATGCTATGAAAGATATTCGTCAAACTGAACAATATCAGCAACAGACTGATTTACAGAGAGAAAAAGAAGTAAATAGAATGTCTATTGAATCTCAGAAATCTCAAATAGAAAGAGAAAAAATTCAAGCACAAAGAGATATTGCAGATAAGCAATTACAGATTGCTCAGGAAAACAAAAACAAATACGATAATAAAAATAATAAAAGAGAATAGTTTTAGCTATATAGTAGGAAAAAACTTTTTTAGGCATATAAATTTCTGAAGTTTATTGCTTATATTAAATTATAAACAAAACCAACACATATGGAAGAATTAGATAAAGTACTTGGTGAAGATCAAGTACAAGATTCTACAAAGGTAGAACAAGTTGATATAAACATTGATGAGATGTTTGGAATGCCAGGAGCAGAAAATGTAATGCTCCCAGCAGATGAAGAAAAACCTAAATCTATGTTTTCTAAGGAAAATGTAGATACTACGTTCCTTGACACGCCTGCTTCAAAAGAAGAAGCAGCAAAGAAAGAAGAAGTTGAAGAAACAATTGCTCAACTTGATGAGATGATCTCTCAAGAAGAAGATGCTGGAAATAAAGGAAGACCAAAACTTGATAAGTCAGGTCTTGCTGAACTAGCAACTAAAATGATTGAGGAAGGTTCTTTAGTACCTTTTGATGATGACAAACCATTAGAAGAGTATACTACAAAAGATTTTCGTGAACTGTTTGAAGCAAACTTTCAAGAAAGAGAAAATCAAATTAGAAAGAATACTCCAAAAGAATTTTTTAATGCTCTTCCTGAAGAATTACAAGTTGCTGCTAAATATGTAGCTGATGGTGGACAAGATCTAAAAGGTTTATTTAGAACTCTTGCACAGGTAGAAGAGATGTATGACCTTGATACAGCAAATGAATATGATCAAGCAGAAATTGCAAGACAATATTTATATGCTACAAACTTTGGTACTGCAGAAGAAATTGAATCTGAAATTCAAGACTGGTATGAATTAGGTAGGCTACAGCAAAAAGCTGAACAATTTAAACCAAAATTGGATAGAATGCAAGAAGAGATTGTTGCTAGAAAGCTTGCAGAACAAGAGCATAAAAAAGAGCAACAAGCAGCACATGCAAAAGCTTATCAAGATAATGTATATAATACATTATTAAAGGGTGATTTAGGAGGTGTGAAACTAGACAAAAAAGTACAAGGTATGTTGTATTCTGGATTAGTTCAACCAAACTATCCTTCAATTTCTGGTAAACCTACAAATTTACTTGGACACTTATTAGAGAAGTATCAATTTGTAGAACCAAGACATGATCTTATTGCAGAAGCACTTTGGTTACTTGCAGATCCAAATGGTTATAAAGCAAAAATTAAAGATCAAGGTGGTAAACAAGCTGTAGAAAAAACAGTAAGACAATTAAAAACTGAAGAATCAAGAAAGATTACATCTTCAATTTCTAATGAAGAACCATCAAGACCAAAACCAAAAACACAACAAAAAACAATATCTAGACAAAATAATATGTTTAGAAGATTTTAATTAAGTAACAAATAAAACAAATATAAAAATGGCAACTCCAATTTTAAACAATGGGATATTCCTAAGAGATACAGCCTACCAAGCGTCCTCGCATGTAGACTCTTATCACTTAGTGAATATGTTAAAAGATGCTGAACCTATGGATTTAGGTCCAGTTGACCTTTGGGCTATGGCTCAAAAAGTAGAAATGCCGCTTTACCAGCTTTCTAGCTTTGGTGGCAAAAATGTAATTATGGTAGATAATGCTCGTGGAGAGTATAAGTGGCAGACTCCTGTCTCTACAGATCTTCCATATGTAATTGAAGACATTGAGCCTCTTAATGACTTCAAAGGAGTAGATGGATCTACTTTTAGAATTAAATTAAGCCGCAGAGAGTTTGGACATGGTGATATCATCACTTATGACAAATACAATGGGGTTGAGATGTACATTACAGATGAAGATATTCTTCCATTAGGTGATGGTTATGTTTACACAGTTCAACTTGTAAACAATGACAACACAAGATTTTTGGATAACAGATATTTGGCTAATGGTACAAGAATGTTCAGAAAAGGTTCTGCAAGAGGTGAGTATGGTGAGAGATTCTCTGATATCACTACACAGGCTGGTTTCCGTGAATACTATAACTTTGTTGGTGGTGCTGAAGCTCACGTACATTATTCTATCTCTTCTAGAGCAGACTTAATGATCAAAGGTGGTATGAATGCAGATGGTACAGTTCCTGTAACTGAGATCTGGAGAACATTTGATAAGAATACTTTAGACCCATCAATCACATCTTTAGAGGATATGGTTAAAGTTATGGGTAAAGATGCTGTTAAGAAAGCATTTGATAACGGAGATTTGTCTAGAACTTTCTTGACAAACATGGAAGCAGCTCACCTTTCTAAAATTGCAACTGACATTGAGACTTACTTAATGTGGGGACAAGGAGGTAGAGTTAAGCAAGATGGTCCAGATGATATTAGATTATCTGTTGGACTTTGGCAACAATTGAATAATGCGTTCAAAAGAGTATACAACAAGAATAACTTTACTCTTGACTTATTCCGTGGAGAAATCTATAACTTCTTCAATGGTAAAGTTGAATTCCAAGGACCAGATCCAAAAAGAGCTCTTATTGTACAAACTGGTATGGGTGGTATGCGTATGGTTAATGAAGCCATTAAGCAAGAAGCTATCTCTTCAGGTTTGTTAATTCAGGCTGCTGATATAGGTGCTATCACTGGTAAAGGTATGGACTTGAACTTTGGATTTGCTTATACTTCATATGTAATTCCGTTCTTGGCAAATGTTAAGTTTGTTCTTAACCCAGCATTTGACAATGTTCATACAAATGATATTGAGAACCCAATCATTGATGGTTTCCCATTATCTTCTTACAGCTTTATCATCTTTGATATCACTGATAACACTAATGATAACATCTTTATGTTGAAACTTTCTTGGGATAACCAATTGAAGTGGTGGTATCAAAATGGTACTATGGACTACATGGGTAGAACTCAAGGGTTCCAGTCTTCTGGACAATTCAACGGGTACCGTGTGATGATGTCTCAAACAATGCCAGCTATTTGGGTAAAAGACCCAACTAAAGTCTTGAAAATTGTTATGAGAAACCCAATCACCGGAGGCTCTCTATAATAGATCAAAGTATGAGAGGGGGTGTAACAGCTCCCTCTTTTTACTTATTTTTTAAAATTTTAAAACCAACAAAAAATGGAAACTACAGGATTTACAATGGTGGAAATTAACAAGGCTGCCACCAGCAGAAAAACAGCTATTGCTATTAGAACGTTCTTTGATAGTAATTCTTCTAACATGGGATTAGAGAATTACCAACAGGTATTATTTGATGGTGTTAAGCACCATGAGCAATTAGCTTGCTTAGAGGTTAATGGAGTAATTAGATATGTTACAGGTTTAAATGAATTTGCACCTGAAATTAAACTTTTACCTGCTGATCAAAGAGAAGCTAAAGTTAGAGAAATCAGAACAGCAGTTGCAGAACTAGAAAGAGAACTAGCATCAAATGTTCTTGATATTGAAGATAAAGATTTTTGGAATAAAGTAAAACTACTTACTCCAAATAATAGAGACTTCTGGAATAAGATAGATTTAAAATGTGGTAATGAACCAGTTTATCTTGATCCAAAAGATCCTTTTGATAGAATTAAAATTTATGCTATTGAAGCTGGGGGATTTTCAATTGTAGCAAAAAGTTATGAAGATGCTAGATCAAAATCTAAACCACCAAAGTTTTATCTAGATAAAGAAGAAGAAACTGTAATGATCAGAACTGAGTACAAGAAAATGCGTAACAAAGCACTTTCTGAATTACAGAAGTTGTTTGATAAGAACAGTACAAAACTATTCTATGTTGCTAAAGTAGTGGATATTAATAGCACACAGTATAAAAAATCTACTCCAAATGATGTCATTTATGAAAACATGGATATGTACATAAATGGTGAAGGAGGAGAAAGCAACAAGGAAAGAGCAGCTAAATCTTTCATGGATGCAGTAAATATGGATATGGAAACACTAAAAATTAAATCAGTTGTTAGAGATTCCGTATTTTTTAAGTATATTATTAGTAAGGCAGATGGATATATTTATCATGCTAAGTCTAATAGCTTACTTGGTAGAAATGTATCAGATGTTGTAGAGTATTTTAAGAACCCTCTAAATGAAGACATTCTTAAAGATGTTACATCTTCTGTTGAAAAATTATGGAACTCGTAAATATTATATAAAATGAAAAAAGTAGCTAAAGCCATGTATGGCAAATCAATGATGAAAAAAGGTGGTAAAGTTACTGCTAAAAAAATGGAAATGGGTGGAATGTCTAGTGGCACAATGATGAAAGATTCAGAAATGAAAATGGGTGGTGCTAAGAAACTTAAAATGATGAAAGGTGGAGCTAAACCTAAAGCTATGTATGGTACTGCTATGAAATCAGGAATGATGAAAATGGGTGGTACTAAAAAGAAATAATCATGCCTAAAGATTCTTGCTATCATAGTGTAAAGGCACGGTATGCCGTGTTCCCTTCAGCAAGAGCATCACAAGCTATTGCTAAGTGTAGAAAAGGTAAAGGGCAAGTGAGAAAGACTAAGAAGGGTGCAGAGTTAAAAAGATGGCAAGCAGAGAAATGGCAAGATACTAAATCAGGAAAAGCTTGTGGTGCCGGTGGTAAAAATGAATACTGCCGGCCTACAAAAAGAGTCTCTAGTAAGACTCCTAAAACAAAGTATGAACTAACTCCTTCTAAACTAGCTGCTAAAAAGGCTGAGAAGTCAAGAGTAGGAATGGGAAGAAGAGTTAAAAAAGTATAATTATGGCAATTAAGAAAACAACAAAATCAACACCAACTAAGAAAAGTTCTTCAGTTGGTATTTCTATTTTAGGTGGTAGCAAAGCAGACATGAGAAAATGGGAAATTGAATCTGCTATGTCTACATTACAAAGAGCTTCTGAGATTCAGAAAAATGCAAAGCTTATGAATGATGTTAAAAAATTAGCAGCAGAAAAAGCTAGAGAGTTTAATAGTATTGCATCTGGTAAAAAGTTTTAATCATGGCAAGTAGTAGAGCACAGCAAGCAGCAATAGCTATCTCAATGAAGAAAGCTGGTAAGACACCTAAGATGCAAAAGGGTGGTAATAAAAAACCATATGTTTTAGATCGCGGTTTTGCAAAACCTATTCCTAAAGTTATAACAAATATTGATCCTGGTTTTTATAGAAAACCTGACACAGTAGCCGTTAAAGGTTTATCTGAAAAAAAGTTGAAACTTGACAAAGATGGTAAAATACTTTATAAATCAGGAGGCTCTACTCCTGCCTGGACACGCAAGGAAGGTAAGAACCCAACAGGTGGTCTTAATGCTAAAGGTGTGGCTAGTTATAGAGCAGCTAATCCGGGAAGTAAACTTCAGACAGCTGTGACTACTAAACCATCAAAACTAAAAGCTGGAAGCAAGGATGCTAAAAGACGTAAAAGTTTTTGTGCTAGAATGTCAGGAATGCCAGGGCCAATGAAAGATGAAAAAGGAAGACCAACTAGAAAAGCTCTTTCTTTAAGAAAGTGGAATTGTTAATTTATTATATATAATTATGAAGACTTGTAAAATGGGTTGTGGTAAGATGAAATCTGGAGGCACAATCAAGAAAGTAAAAAAGATGGCTAAAGGTGGTGCTGCCAGTGCTAATTTTGGATATCCATTAAATGGTTTACCAATGCGCCCTACTAATGGTAATACAGATATTTCTAAAAATCAAATGGGAACTAATCCTACTATGAAATTAGGAGGATCTAAGGATGAAAATTGTTGGCCAGGAAAACCAGGTTGTGGTTATAAAAAAGCTCAAAGAGTAAACAAAAGAAGGTCTTCTGCAAATAAAGCTGCTCCTGTTCTTAAAAAAATTGGTACAGCAGTTGGTACAATAGGAGCTGGAGCTTTAGCATATGCTAAAAATGTTGGAGGTATCAAAGATAAAATCCAAGGTCTTAAGGAACAAAAGATGGGTGGTACAACTAGAAAAATGTCTAAAGGTGGTGCACTTAAACCAGTTCCTGCAGGTAAAGTTGGTCTTTCTAAATTACCAACACCTGTTAGAAATAAAATGGGATACATGAAAAAAGGTGGATCTAAAAAAAGATAATTATGTGTAGCTGTAGAAATAAAGGTAAAGTAAAAAAATAAGCCATGGCTAAACTTAGAAAGGTGTCATCAATATCTAGAGAATTTGATGGTAAAGAACTTCAGGGAAAACTTATTGAAAGATCTGGTTTGCTTGGTAGTAAACTATCTAAGGAAGTTTTTAAAATGCCGGGAGGTGGAAAACATATTCAAAAAACAAGAACTAATAAAAAAGGAGATGTAATATCTAGATCATCTAAGGATACAAAAATAAACCCATATAAAAAAGGAGGATCTACTGATAAGAAATGGATTCAGAAAGCAATTAATCCTGCACACAAAGGATATTGTACTCCAATGACTAAACCTACTTGTACTCCTAAAAGAAAAGCTCTTGCAAAGACTTTAAAGAAAATTGCTAAAAACAAATAACAATGAAAAAGAAAACTGTAAAGGAAAGTCCACTTACATTTTTTAGAAAAGCTGATGAGGCTAGACTAAAGCCTTTTAAAGCTTCTATGAAAAGATTTGCTTTAGGTGGACCACCAGAAGGAGGAGATGAAAAATTACCTACTAAACCTAAAGTAGGTAAAACTGCAGATCAAATTGCTAAAGAGGCTGAAGCTGCAAAACTTAGTAAGTATGCTAATATGAGCAGGAAAGACTTCCGCAATGAGAAAAGAGGTGTAAAAAGAATGAAAAAACTAGAAGACATCAAAAGTGGAGCTCGTGCTGAAAGAACAGGTAAAGTAATTGATGCAGTTGGAAATGTGGCAAATGCTGCCTCTACAATTGCCAATGCTGCTTCTACAGCAAAGGGGATTTTTGAAAAACAAAAAATGGGTGGCTCTATAAAAAGAAAAAGAAAATAAGAAATGTTAAATAGTACTATAA